AAGCTCCTATTCTTCCACCATCTTTAGCTACTGCATAATTTTCATAAGGTGCTGGGATTCCTAAATTTAAAAAAGGATATGCTTCATTAATAGCTGCTATTTTAACTGGATCATCACCAGCTGCTTCAATAGCTGCACTTAAATTTGCTCTTAATTGAGCTGGTTCAACTTCTTCTCTTGTTAAACGATCTACTAATTTTCCACCTCTGTCCGTCATACCAGGTAGTGTGTCTTGTTTAGCTTTAGTTCCTATTCCTGCAAGTGGTAAGAATGGAGATAAAGTTGCTATAGTTTTTCCAAGAGATATGTCTCCTCCTATAAACTGACCAGCTTTTTTTGCAGCTTCAGAGGCTATATTTTTTCTAAAAAGTTTACTCATTATACCTTGGTCAGCAAAACGTGTGGCACCTGCTCTTTGAAATCCAAATAAATTACCACCCCCTAAATAATATGCTCCTGCGCCTAGAAGTGCAGCTTTACCTATTGGACTCTTTAAAACTTTTCCTGCTGCTTTGGCTACACCTTTAAAAGCTTTCTTAATACTACCTAAAAAATATCCTCTTCTTCCAGTTTCTGTATCCATGATACCACCGAAAGCTGCAGGTATTCTACCGCCGTAAGCTGCCATAACAGGTCGTTGTCCGGGTAGTGATACTTGATCATAGATACTTCTTATTGTTTCTGGTGAAACACCTTCTAATCTGTCATCTATAGATGGATTACGTATAATTGTATCTACATCAAACTCCATAGTATTTTTTAAAGAATCAATAGCTTGTATAGTTCCTTGATTAATTTGTTTTCCTTCCGGAGAATCATCTCCTAATACTTTTTGATTGTGTTCTTCTATTATAGCTTCTGCATCAAAATTATTTTTAGGTGCAGCCATGCCATACAAATCTTTAGTGTTATCAAAAAGTCCTTTTATGGCTATAAGTTTTTGTAAATCTTTTGTAGGAACACCCATTGCATTTAAAGCTCTGTTTCCAGCAAAACCTAAAATACTTTTAAATATATTTTTTTTCATGTCTTGCTTATTGGTTTCTGGAGCAAGCGAAGTTTTGTTTATTGAAGCAATGCCACTACCACCACTAGTTTGTTGATCTAGCATGGCTTGTTCTGGAGGAGGTACAAAACTAGTTTGTGAAGCATCTGTTCCACCACCACCGGTAGGTGCTAAAGTTTTTTGTTGTTTGGGTTGTTGATCATATTCTCTACCCGATACACCACCTACTCTATACTCAGCTCTACCGCCATCTTTAGCTCCGTATGCATCGTAAATTACTCGTTGAGTAAAATCTTGTGGTGTTGGAGATTTTTCTTCTTCCATTATATTCTGTGTCATTATTCCTTGTGGAGTTTTTCTCATTATCTGAGCGTCCATGTAGTCATCATATATTAAAGGTGCATCACCACGACTATCTAAAGGATTTCCAGAAGCATCAATGATTCCAGCCAATCTATCTTTCATATAGTTTTCGTAACCTGCTGCATCTTTTGTATATTTTCCTGTTTTATCTTTTTCAGAAATTTTTTTTAATTTATCAAAATATTTAACACTTTCATTTAATCTTCTTTGTCTTGATGGCGAAGAAATATTTAACGCAAAATTAATTGGGGTAGCATAAGGAATTCCACGAGGTATCCTACCTGATGGAATTCTAATATTATATCGATTATCTGCTACTAATTTTCGTAAAGCTTGTTCTCTATCAATAACTTTTTTAGCTTTAGCTGCAGTTTGTTTTTTTCTTTTGCTTTTAGCTACTCTTTCAATTCCGCCCCCTCGATCTGGGCCAGCATCAAAAGTTTGTGATCTTTGATAACTAGTTTGTTGGTTTTTTTTATCTGTAACGCCTTCAAATGCCACGGTTAACCCCTTCTGTTTACCATATCTTCACTTAAAGTTTCGATACCGGTAGGAGTTCGTTCAGTCATGCTCATTCGTTCTTCCATCATGCCTCTAGGCATTTGTGAAGCAATACCTTCTTCTTGTTGGTCTTGTTGCATTTGAGCTAAAATCTGTTTCCAAATTCCACTTTGATAAAACTTTTCAAAATTTCCAAACATCATTTTTTGTTGGGGCTCCATTTGCTCCCATATTTGAGCTGCAACTTGCATGGATTCTTGGTCTTCTTGACCTTGGCCCATTCTTATGTCGCCTCTATCATACTTAATGCTTGGTGCGCCTGCTTCTATAGATTCTGTGATTTTTTCTTCAAACATATTAAATCTCCTGAGTTTATTAGTTTACTTGGTTTTAGCAAATAAATCAAGGGGTGGCATGATAAGCTTAACGTCTCTTCGAATGTCTTTTTCATCAATACCTTTTGCCTTCCATTCTTCTTCTGTTTTATATATTTCCCCTGTTTTTAGGTTAGAAATAGTAGTAATTATTTCTTTTGGTTCTATTGTTATCATTATGTTGTTACCTCTTTTTTAATGTTTAAATAGCTAACGCCAAATGTAAAAGCGTCTGCGCTACCTGCTTTAATTGTTAGGGTTGTTCCACCCTCTACTATTAACGGTTCGGTTAATAATTCTTTTGAAACATTGGCTGTTAGAGCTGCTGACTTTATAACAACAATACCATTATTGGTAACTGTTGGACTAGGTGTACCAGCAGATGTAACTAAAATAGATTTAATAACATATGTTTCAGTAGCTAAAGGATTGCCAGTGCCAAATGGATTTTTTTCTGTGTTATCTGTATTAGCATTTAATCCTGCAAATTTATATTGATTGACTACTGACATTAATCTAAAAAGAAACTTCTAGCTTCTATCTCCTGTTTTAATTCTTCTTGAAAAGTAGTGTTTAATTTTTCTAATACAGCATCTAAATCTCTTACCAGAGACTGTGCTACGTCTTCTTCATACTCTCTACTTGCTCTTGTTAATGTTTGTACGATTTTTGCCATTATCTTCTTCCTCCTGCATGTACATCTAATCTAAATGTTCCCATTTTCCAATTAGAGTCTACAGCTGTATTTGATATTTTAACTGCTACCGATCTTCCTCGTGCTCGACAAGATTGAAACTTAGTAGAAGATGTAATAGTAAATGGTCCTAATGAAGAACTAGCAGCTGTTTCGTTAGGAAAGTTTCTTAAATCTAATTCAACAACTGTGTTTCCTGCTTGACTTAAAAAGTCTGGAATAAATCTACTTACGCGCATCATGTATTCTCCGTCGCCTCTCATTGTAACACCTTGTCTTTGATCTTGAGTTATGTCAAAATCTCCTGACAATATGTTAGCAGGAATAGCGCTTATTGTTCCTAATCTAACTTGATTAACTCCTGTTTCATGTTCATAGTAATATGTAATTCCATCAGTATTTCCTACTACGTCATACGAGGCGTCATCTCCAGCATCATATGCTGATGCATGAGGTAAACCAAATGTTGCAGAATCTACCCAAGCTGTTCTTTGAAACAAAGAATTAGCATTTGTATACCAAATTTGTCTTTGAGATGTTGAATCTAGATAGTTATAAATAACACATCTATCATTTACATTTGAACTAGCCGTTGGATAAAACCACATAACTTCTCCAAACAAATTATTTAGACCACAATAAATTTGTTGATTACCAGATTTATTAATGTCATCATAAACATAGTCTTCAACTAAACATGGTAGTGATTGTAGAGATCCAGTGTATCTAAAGAAACCATTTTCTGACATCCAGTACGCAGCACCGTCAACTTCAATAGCTGCATTTTTTCCAATGAGTCCACAGTTTGTACCTACTTGATCATAGGCAAAAGTAAATGGTGTACCTACAAATCGCATGGTAAATAAAGATGTATCTGTCCACACATAAATTGCAGATTTACCTAACTTAGCTCCCATAATTTTAGATCCAGCAGCTAGTCGTTGTGTACCTGCACTGTTAATTGCTGTTGGTGCCCAAGTGTTTATGTCTTCTTGAGAAGAAAATCTAATAAACATATCATCTTGTGTTCCTGTATTTCCAATAGTTGTTTCTGTTCCAAATAAAACTAAGTGACGATCGGGAGTGCATTAGTTAAATCTGCATCCCATTCAAAAACAGCTCCATTACAAATTAAAGCAATAGCTGTTGATCCTAAGTTATCAATTGTCCATAATCCAGGATCAGCTACTGTATCCGTAGAAGCCGCAGCTTGGCCCCATCCAACGTAGCTACTATAATCAGTTACTGTTGCACCATTTGAATGAGCCGCTCGTGTGGTTCCTCTTACCGCTCTAGTAATACCAGTAAAATCATTTCCTGATACACCTGTATATGAAATTTCTTCC